GCGGGGATTATTCCGTAATTAACTATTATTGTCACCATACATGGTATCGCAACAATGAGCAACCAAACATTCATATTCTTTTCTTATTAGGGTTTTAATGTGTTCAATGGATTCTTTGACGGTCTTGTGGTAAATCTTAGTTCGCTTGGCTATTGTGGAATACCTCTCCCCGTTTTCATAAAGTAGGAATAACTCCTTGTCAAACCAATATATAGAAGTGTCAGCCATTACTATTTCCTTTGCCTTCAAAAGATAATCGTAGTGATTATACTCGTGTTCGTACACTGGTTCTTGTGCCTGACTTATATCCGTGTGTCTGTGGATAAAATTCTTGTAAAACTCTTTACGGGTGTTACTTGGGTTGGCAATGTTTATCAGAGTTCTAACCGCCCACCACTTTATATACGGGTAAATCTCTGTTAGGTCTTGTTCTGTTTTTTGGCAAACTACCAGCATAAATTCCTGATATAAGTCTTGGTCATTATAGCCGCCAATCCTCTTGCACGATTCTTTCAACCATCGCGCCTCGCATAATTCTTGGAGGATAGTGTCGCGCTTCAACTAAACAAAGATAACCAAAAATCACAATTTTACCTTTACTTGTATATCCTTCCCTTCTTTGATTGCCTTCTCTATCTCTCGCATTGCTGCTTTTAAATCCGTATGCGCAGTGTCTAAGCTATTGCGTTGTCCGTTGGTTTCGGTGTAGATTATAACCTCAATTTTCATAGGTTTCTTTGTAGTATTGTTCTGCTAACTCTTTATCTAAGCGTTCATCTTCGTAAAAATCACCATCGCTATAACCTTCTTTATACGCTTCAACTATCTGTTCCTTTTCCATTTCTAAGGCTTGCTGAATTACCTCATATAAATCATTATACGCTTCTTTATGGGTAAATTTTAATTGTTCTATCAATCTTTGTACTGCTGTTTGTTTCATAACCTTTTCCCGTGTTTAAGCTGTTCCATTAATTCCTCGTCAAAATCGACTTCTTTGCTTACTAATGCTTGTCTATGGCTTTCGTATAGGTAAAATCTCATGTGCTTTTTATCCCCATGCCATTCGTGACACTTCCTACATAACCCCATAAGGTTCTCAATAATATCCCTTTTCCCGTTAGGGTCTCCACCCATGCCTCGCGCTTGGATATGGTGTACGTCAAATTCCCCGTATCTCTGGCAACTCTCGCAGTAGATTTTATCATCGTGGACATTGAAGGCTCTTTTATACTTTTCGCGGTGGTTCATTTAAGAATTAGGAAATCTGAATTTTTCAATATTCTCCATGTCCATTCCCCCTTGTATAGCCATTATTTTTTCGTTAGCGATTGCCGTGATGCGTTCACTTCGCGTCTTTATTTCCTCCAAGAACTCCAACGGTGTGCGGCTGAATAGATAGCCGTTGTGATTGCGCAAATAGATAGCAGCTTCATCCAGTGCTTCTACTTCGCGTCTTAGTAGGTCGTATTGGTTATTCATGCTTTTTTACGTATTCGTTTACTAACTTCTGTAACTCTGCCTTTAATCGTAATGGTACGCGCTTATAAAGCACCGCCATATTCTCTTTTTTCTTTCTTCCTGCCATTTCACCACCGCAACCCCGAACAAACTGAATTGAACGGGGCGTGGTAGGTTTGGAACTACCAAACAATGTACGAACTTGCTCGTACTGGCTTAGCGGATTTGTAGTCAGGAAAGGACTCGAACCTTTGAAGTACCACCACACAACATAACCATGATTGGTATTTATTGTTAATGTTGCGCCACCTGACTATTTTTAAGAACGTCTTTCACCACCGCAACCCCGCTACTTTTGGCAGCGAGGCGGGTGGAACTTAACACCTAATTAGGTGTCGGGTTTAAAGGTTAGTCAACTCTGATTTTCTTACACAATCTTTTTTTACATCATCCCAAACCATTCTGCTTCCGTTGCCATCACCTGATAATGTAGCAAATACCGTATCACCGTGCTTGTGTATTGGTTGAGCAAGTTCTTGCTCACTCCAATATGCTTTTTGTTGCACATAAGCCTTTAGGCTGCTTAATCTTTTTTTGTAAGTCATTCCAGTGTTTTTTTCTAAAGTTGTTGCTGTATTACCTTTTATTTCAGTAATTACGTTTACACCAAAAGCATTGCTGAAAGTAACTTCTTGTCCGATTTGAAAATTTGTGTTTGTCATTGTTTCGTTGTTAAGTATGAAGCAAAGGTAATACTATTTTTTAAATCTGCAAGCACTTTTTACAATTTAGAATCATTCTAAATAAGTGAACGCTTTGCCTTATTGTTACTTATCACCGTCCGCGAAAACTCTAACTGGTGTGTACTTGTCCTATTAACCCTTTCCGCCCACTTTTCAATATAGTTGAAATCCATGCAAATGGAATCAACCTTTTTATTAATCAGTGAAGGAGAGTAGCCCCCTTGTGCAAGTGATTCCTTTAGCGTGTCCATAATTGCCGTGCTTGTCATTACATCTCTGTGATAACGCGCATCAGCGCATAACTTACCCGACCTTGCCACAATGTGTTCTAACTTTTGCGCACGGGTTAATACCATTTCATCGTTTGAGGTGTCGTATTCCATTTCAAGAAACTTCTGCATGGATAGCAACTCAGGTTCTATTTGGTTAAATGGCGTTACGGTTTTCATAACTTGTTACCAAAGAATCCCTCTTGTATTTGTGACTGCTCCGCCTTGTCGTTGCCTTCAATTCGTACACACTTCATAGAATCCAACTGAGGGAAGTCTACTTTTAAACGCCTCATTCGCATTGCTGAGATTCCTGATGGTATGTTGCCAGTCTTTGAATAGGCAACCAAATCATCTAAGTATTGGTTTGCTTCCTCTATGTTCTGAGGCTCAAATCTTTGAATATACAACGCCCAATCATTTTCGGTCATGTGTACAAAGTTGCGGGGTTTAGTTACTTTATTCATTTGTTTTCAAGTAAAACGTAATCCTTTGTATTACCATCGTTAAGCCATTTAACAAGTGCGTTTAATTTAGGGTATGCCCAATTAGGGATATACTTGTTCCCGTCTGCAATTACAACCCTTGGGTATTTGTAAAGCCCTCTACCCAGTCCAAACTGCACCGCTGCTCTTTTCATTGCATCTGATATGCCACCCTTTTCAGCCTCTATAGCGGTCTTACTTGCCCCGTCCTCACGATAGATAGCTTCACCATTAAATCTAACCGTTAAACGGCAAATAAAGCCATTATCAATTTCGCGGAACTCTGAGTTCCAATTCCATGCACCAAAGGCAGCATCAAACCTATCCATAACACAACGGTTAGTAATGTACGGTACTATGGTCATTTTGCCGTCCTTTGCTGACTGAACTCTCCATTCGATTTCGTCAGGCTGTATTGGGTTGTTAATTATATCGTTCATATTAATTTCCATATTGTTTGATTGCGTCCTGAACTTCCTTTTCTCTTTCCGTTAGGCTTTACCTTTTCCGCCTTTTCCAGTTCACTCATGCGCTTGTGTACTTGCTCGGATTTTAGTCGGCTGTGGTCGGCTATCTCGTCTTTGGTCATGCCTTCTGCTCTAAGGGTTTTGCATGAAAAGAGGGTGTCAAGTATAACTTGCTGCACCTTTTCTTTATTTACGCTTTCATGCGCTTCACGGCTGTTAATCTTTCTGCTGTCCATTGTCGTTTATTTTTTGTCCGTACTTTATTACTTCAATTGTTTCGTTCACCTCTCTCTGTATGTCTTCTATGCTATAGTTTGCCTCAAAGTAGAGTTTTAATAATAGTTCGCTTAGTTCTGTTATCATAGTAGTTTAAGTTGTGGGTCTGTTGCCCGTGCTTGTATTTCGATTCTTTTCAAGATTGAATAGTATTTGCTTTGTTTTGGTTCAAAACCTAATCCGCGCAAATCATTTTTTAAAATTGCTATTGCTATCTTTTTATAACTTGGTACAATATCATCTATTTCAACAGGGCATTCATCTGGTATGCCTGTGTTATAACAGCGATTTTCCCAAGTTTTCACATAAGCCTGTATTTCGTTTACCATAATTGTAATTGGTTTGAAGGTTTATTCTTATTGGTTTCCCAATGTATTATTGTTTTCTCTGCCTCTAAGTTAGCTAAATATCTTTGTATATCTGTCAATTTACCCCATGCTTCACGCACAATGTATTCAGGTAAATTATGTTTAAAACTGCAGGCAGCGTGACCTAACCATGCTTTTCTATTTATCGATTTATTAGACAAAAAGTTTTCGCATGAATAACGCCACTTTTTAGCTACTTCTAACATTGCTTTACCGTATTCTGTGTGATTTCCTGTAAACTCTATTGCTATTTTTAGCAGGTGTGGCTCTTGTTCTTTTGGAACTTTTCGCCACATCCCGCTTTTATAACATTCCCAATAAGTGTATTTATGATATATCTGCTTCAACGTCCCAGCTTTGTGAAAAATCCTTGTTCGTAAACAATGAAGCTAAACCTGTAATTTGCTTCAATCGTAATAATTCATCTGGTGACATTCCAATGTGCTTACAAATCCAAGCGTCACCTTTACCCATCTCAACTAATTCAGACACTATATTACTCATAAGGTCGATATTGTGCGAACCCCTTGCTCTGTTGTGCCTAATAGTTGAAGCCATCCTATCGCCAATCTCTTTGTCAATAACAACAACAGGCAGCATTTCTTTTTCGCGTTCTCTGATTCTTTGACTTGTCATTAAAACTGTATATCTGTGAAATCCATCCACTACAATATACTTGTCTAATTCCTTGTCATAAAAAGTTACCACGGGCTGAGTATAGCCATCTTCCCATATTGAAGTTTCCAACAACGCCATTTCTGGAGGCGCGACTGAGTTAGGGTTGTAATCGTTTGCCTGTACTTTACTAATGTGAACTGAACGCACATTGTAAACTGGTGAAATGAAATCTGTCATAGTAGTTCGTATATTCCTTCTTTATTATGTTTTTCTTTTCCTGTCAATGGTGGATTGAATACACTAATCAAAACAACGTCTGTTAGTGCTTCAAAAGTATGGTTATCGTGATTATCCAATACATAAACCGTGTCTGTGTTTATAATATGCTTTTCACCTGTTTCAAGGTTTGTCAATATGCCAGAACCCTTAATGCAATAACAAGCCTCTAAGTGATATGGATAATGCCAATGATATGGACCGCCTTTTGGTATTATGGTCTTGTTTAAACCAAATCCCATGTTATCCGACTTCAATAATGCTCTTAAACTTACTCCGCCTGTAAATTCTACAGCCCTTTCAGTTTCAATCAATTGGTTTACTCTTACTATTTTCATATTTTTCTGTATTTTTCCATTATTTGACGTTGACGGATTGCTTGCTCCTTTGTTGGTGCTAATCCTAAATATTTACATGTGTGGTCGTTTTTAAGTATGGTTATTGCAAATCTTTTCCAACTTATAACGTCCGAGTTATGGCAACTAAGCATATCCAAATGGTCTGGCACTGACTGCATTCTTACGCGTGTTTTATCTTGGTTTCCGTGCGCGGTATATCCATTTTCTTTAAACTCAATATTGCTTTCTTTGAGTTCCTCAATAGTTTTTTCTGGTAATCCGCGCCCTACTCTACCCCAATACTTTATAGATTGAGCAAAGCGCATCCTAAAATTTTCTGAAACCTCTTTTGGCAAAGTGTCTAATAAGAATTTAACAAATGACTTCCAAGTATGACCCTGTGGCAATTTGAAAGTGTGATAGTTCAACTGTTTACCGTAAGTAGCTATAAAGTTTGCGCCTGCTACACGTGCGCAAAGTGTTTGCCACACATGTGGGTCAATAACCCTGTACAAATTCAAAGAGGATTTACTCTCACTCATAAATGGAGAAGCCACGCGCATTTGATGAATTGACAAACCCGCTTTCCAAAATATATCATAAAGTTCGTTGTAGTCCCATTCAAACTTTGCATTTGCAATCCATATGTCTTCTGTCTTCCAATCGTATATTGGATACACATTGTATACTGGCAGCTTGTTAAGTCTTTTTTTCTTTGTCCAATACTTATTACCAACCATTCCTTTTCTCTCGTTCATAATGGCTCTAAATCGGTTCAACGATTCATCAGCACGGATACCAATTAAACAGGCTGTAGTTTTGCCTTGTGAGTACCAATCCCCAAAGTCATCCCAAAATTCATCATAAGACATATCTTCTTTAAAGAATGGGAACTTATGGTTGTTTATATTGACAATATAATCTTCCTTTGGCATCGGTCTAATCCACTTATATTCATCTTTAACACCCCAGCATTGCCATTCTGTTGCATAACTTGAAACTGTGCAAGGTAATGTTATTGGAAGGCAACACCAGTAGACATCCAACAAGTCTATATTATCCTGTAGTATTTTGTGCATGAACTTCAAAGAGTATTCATAATTTGCCTCATTGTCAAGTATCATTACACCTATTCTCTCAGTGATACCGTTTTGACGCATATAATCCAATACTAAGTTTAACATAACCCCTGAATCTTTACCGCCGCTAAATGACAGATATATCCTTTCAAAGTTTTTAAATGTAAAGTCTATGCGTTCTACAGCCGCTTCATAAACATTTTTATTTGGATTGTAATTTTTCATGTTTGCTTTTCACCGCCTTAACCCGATAGCGGAGGGGCTTATCGGGCGGGCGTTGTATGCCACAAAGATACATACACTTTCCATTTCTGCAAGCACTTTTAGTAATTTAGAAACGTTCTAAATAAGCCCGTCCGATTTCCTCAATCATTGCCTTATACTTTCTGTCAACGTCCATGTAGTTTATAACCGTGTCCTTTGAATGTATCGCGGTGGAGTGGTCGCGCCCACCAAATGAGTAGGCTATTTGCTTTAATCCGTAGTGCGATTTTTCCCGTAAAAAGTACATCATTATTTGCCTTACCATTACTAACTCTTGTTTGCGGGATTTAGAATTTACCGCTTCTATTGTCACCCTTTCTCTTTCCTCTTTATAGCCGATTGTTTCGCCAAACTTATTTTGAATGGGATTCTTCCCCGCGCAGTATGTCGGCACGTAATCTTTGATTATTTCAAATAGGCGTTGTTTGTCATCTTCAAAAGTTTTCGGACGTTCAATAGTCTTTAATCGTGTTTGAAATTCAATTTCATTCGCTATCTCTAAGGCGTTGGGAAAGCCTCTGCTTGTTAAAATGTCTAAGGCTGCTGTGAATGTGTCCATGTTATATATTTTTGTCTTAATTTTTCTACCATTACCTCACCCTTTACTATTGTTTCCATGATTCCAATAACCTCATGTACTGGCGCTATTTTAACATACTCCTTTGCTTTTGGTAAAAGGTGGTATTTTAATCGCTGACCTAAGAAGATTACTTCTTCAATAGTCATGTTGTCAATATGCTTCATCTTTTGCTTTCCCCTAACACCTCTACACGGTTAAACATCTCTTTAAACCTATCCGATAGCCTTTCGCCATACTTTGCCTGTATCTTATCCCATTTTAAATTCGTGGTGCAATACGTTTTAAGGCGGTATTTTTGGAACTTTCTATATCGCAGGTACATTATATCCGCTACCACGTTTCTAAGCGTACCGAAGTCGTTTAAATCTTGTTCTATGCCCATGTCGTTTATAACCAAACAAGGCAAGTCTTCTAAGTGCTGGAGGAACAACGCCCCTTTTATTTTGTACTGGCGTTCTATTTCCCCCACTTCGTAGCATTCTGTATTAACGCGCATCATGTTTGTATTGATAGCTGCAAATACGTCCATGTTTAACGTCTTCCCTACGCCCTTGTTGCCCATTATTATCGCGCCCCTACTTTCATACTTTGGATTAAAACAAATGTCTATGATAGCTTTGCTTGTGTTATCCATTTCAAAAGATTCAAGTTTCAATTTGCCCGTGGCTTCCCATGCTGCAAACAACTGATCAGGTGTAAATTTTGGTTTTAGAGGTTGAACGGGTTTATTAAGTTCAACTTGTTTAAGATAGTTCTGTAATATTAGTTCCGTGTTCATGAGTAGCTCCCTTCATCTGTTAGATTTGCAGGTTTATTGTTTGGCTTATCCTCTTTTATCCAACTTGCCGTGAACCCTTGCCAACTTTTTTCCACGCACATTTGAAGAACTTTGTTTTTATCTAAGTTAGTTTTCTCTACCTCAGTAATAAATCCTTTGTACGCGGTTTCTGTGTTGACCGCTTTTTTCTTTCGCCTTACTTCTAACCATTCAGAAACTAAAGTTTTATCAAACCCATAGGAAAGCAACGCTTGACTAAAATCGAACTTATATTCTTTACCTTCTTCTCCTTCTTTATCTTCTTCTCCTTCTTTAGTTGGGTAATGCGTCCGTAACGCCTTCGTATCGCCACCGTTTCGCGTGCGTTTCTTCTGCGTTTCGCTTCCGTTTTGCTCGTCTTGGTAACTATCATATTTACAAATAGTTAGCCGTGTCGTAACCGTTTCGCTTTTTAGCGTAATCATGCCGTCCTTTTTCAAAAGAGTAAGGAAACGATTTACAGCAGGTTTATTAGTGTTCCACCTTTTAGCCCATGTTTCAAGGCTATAAAGGCACTCACCCCTTCTGCATTCTAACAAATGCCCTTTGATTAAAACCTTCTTAGGCTCAAAGTTAGCACTAATTAAAATGTCAATCCACCAATGAAGGTAGTTGGAGTTTTGGTAAATCCAATGAGATTCAATTTGTCTGTGTAGCTTAATCCAGCCTGCCATGTCGTTGTAAAAAATGAAGGAACGGGGCGCATACCAACGACAGAATGCGGTAATGAATACCGTTAGCCCCGTTCCAAATATCTTGTTTAGTGATTATCATTCTGTCGTTGTTGCAAGTATACGGATAAGTTTTTACTTATGCAAATTTTATTATTCGCCTTTTAGGCAATAATAAAGTAAAACCAAGAATAGTGCTATGATTATGTAGTCAGTCATTTTAACTCGTCCTTAATGATTATCCAAATCGCAAACCCGAGGATAGCAATTAGCAGCAATGCTGCCGCGCCTGCAACGTATCCTATTTCACTTGCCATAAAATTTACTTACTTGATTAGATGCCCATTGTTCAACCTTGTTGCGTTCTTTCATTTCGATAGCACGTGACACGCGGTTGCGCTGAATTGCCCAGTACTTTTTGGAACGGGCAACGGCTTCAGCGTCCCCATCTTTCCACTCGCGGATTTCAAAATTATCGGTTATCATTTTACTATGTAATATTGATTTGACTTTAGAAAATTATCCCAATCACTTAGGCTGTTGTAGAAGCAAGTTTCAAACTCTTGTTTGCTCATGCGTGTTGTGCGGTACTTGATCCCATTCTTACGGATGGTGAAAGTACGTTTGCTTTTGTTTGCTGTTATGTTCATGTCGTTAAGTATGCCACAAATGTACAACGGTTTTTTATTTCTGCAAGCATTTGAAGTAATTTAGAATGATTCCAAATAAGGTTTCACTATTGCATATCTCAAATATTACCCCTTAGTTTGCAAACGTGCAAGCAGTCATAAACAAAGATAAAGCAAAAGTAGGGGATGAGGTATATCCGTTAATCGGTTTTTACGATTCTAACGGGGTTATTCAGACTAATTATAAATACCCGCGGGATTATATCGCGTCCGTTAAAATTATTGACGGTGTGGCTGTGGTATGCGAACCGCTTAAGGTGTGGGAAACAAGGGGTGGAACGGCTAAAACATACGAGAAATGAAAGTGGCTAAAATAATACTAGGCGTTGGCATTCTTTTGATATTAATATCTTTGCCCAAGAACTGTCAAAAACCACCACAAACAATTACTAAGCATGATACACTCCGACTCAGATATGAACGAACCGACACCATCTACAAAATCAGACAGCGATACGGGTATATTACTGATTCAGTTACACGATGGGTATATGATTCAACATGGGATAACCTTTGCCGAGGCTTCACAGATAGTGCAGGAAAAGAAGGCTGCCAGCGCGAGGTGGTTAGACAATTACTCAGCGGGCAACTCAACGCTGCCCTTGTTAACGAATATCAGAACAAATGGGAAAAGGATTCGCTTTGGATTCAAGAAGCCTTAAAGTTGGATTCGATTAAGACAGAGAGAATTTCAAACCTAATAAAAAAGAACGAACAACTCAGCACTAAGAAACAACGAACAAAGCGACTTGCCAAAATAGGACACTTTGCAGCGGGGTTGGTTGGGGCTATAATGATTATTAAATGACACAACAAGAAATAAAACGCCTTCAGCAATTCCTATGCGACAACGGATTCAAAACCGATGTAGATGGGAAGTACGGCAACGACACGAAAACAAAGTTAACGGCATACGTGACCGCTAAACTAAGCAGGTTAAATTACACCTTGCCTAAACGTAAGCAAATAGTGTACATCCGCACGGATTACTCCCTTACAAACACCTACGATGACTTTGCCGTGTTGTTTTATGATGACAATCTAATCGAATGCGCACCATGCTCCACCACAGCAGGAAGGCACTATGTTATGAATCCTCTCACGGTGGGCGGTATCACTGGCACTGCAATTGCCGTTGAAAATCAAATCGTAAAGAATAGCCATGTGTTCAACACGTCCGCAAATTGGAAAACACTTTGGTTGTCTATGCCTTTTTTTAGACAGATAGAGCCTATGAAAATTTACCGCGATGGGAACAAAGACAACGTAATAAATCAAGGCGTGCAAACTACGGGGTTATATGGCATCAACCTACATAGAGGTGGGCTTGGTTCAATTATTGAAAGGTGGTCTGCTGGTTGTATGGTTGTGCCTGACAAGTATTGGAGTGTGTGGGCTAAGATGTTCCCTAATGGATATGTGATGGACTTTGTATTGATAGGATAACGTTTTGCAGCTAACAGAAGTGGCTGCTTATAAGAACTTCTGAATTAAAAACAAATGCTTGTAGCAGCCATTTTTGTTAGGTGCTGTTAGTGGCAGTTAAAATTTAAGAATATGAACAAAAAAAGATATTTAGCAGTAACAGGAACAGGGAGAAGAGATGAACTTTATTTAGTAACAAAATCAGTTGAAAATAAATTTGAAAAACTGTTTGGTAAATTTGATGATTTTTGGAAAGACCATGAAGGTGCTGTTGATTGGCTTAGGAAAAATGCAAAATTTGTAAACTCATGTACTTGTGTCTCGGTTTAATTGCCACTAACGCTCCGCAGATTTGCGATGGGCGGGATTTAGAAGCAGAAACATTAACTTAAAAACAAATATAAACATGGAACACGAAACATCATTAAACCACGAAAACCCGCTTATTGCAAATGTGCTGTTAGGCGATAGTGCCTTATGTAGTGGTTGTAATACGAAGCATGGAACTGTTAATAGAAATATGTTTGATGGACTATGTGCTGATTGCACAACGAAAGCATTATATGACTATGATTTTGCAAAGAAAGCCGAAATTAGAAACGAAGAGTTAAAGGGGCATTTCGCCTAACTTGCGGCTTTGCGCTACTATATCGCCAATCCACCCAAATAGGTAGGCTTTGCGCTACCTTCGCTTTTTCCAATAGTCAAGAAGCCAAGATTTAAGGATGCCCACTAAAAGGTAAATCCACATCGGGTCTTCTGAGTCAATCACTTCTGTGCTTACCCCTGACTTCGCCATTATCTCAGCAGCAAACCTTACAAGCACAAACATTATAATTGCGTGCTGCAATGCCTCTTTCCAATTGTCCCTGATCCAAAACTTCCAGCACCATTTAGCGGGGGTTCTATTGCTTGACACTTTCCTGAAGGCAGCCGTTACGCTTTTATAGACAAACCAACCCATAGCAGCAAATGATAGTGCCGCAAGTAGGTGTGATGGTGTCATCCCTCCCGATATGTAATTGTAGTAATTCATTTCTTTTCAATCAAAATATCTATCTTGCTTTCAATTCTATCTATCTTCTTTTCGGTTATCCGTTGGTTTTCTTGATGTGCTGATTGCACCACCTCAATAGTTGCCAGTCTTTTTTTAAGTTCGCTGCCTTCGTTGCCGATGTGAATGACAAGAGAAAGTATAAGGGTTGCAACTATACCTACTGCCCACCTTATCCAATTATTTGCTTCTATATTTTTGGGGGATTCCATTACCAAATCATTCACGAGTTGCACCAATTGCTTGTAAAACAAAGTCATCAATTACGCTGTCATCTTCGCCCCAATTATTCTGCACTTCAATCGGGATGCCAAGCCTTAACCCTATCGGGCTATCATTCCAATTCTTAATCGGCTCGCCATCTTTGTAAAGAGTAGCTATCAAAGTCATTGCCTCGCCTAAATTGGACTTGTAATTGGGGATGTACCAATCTACTCCGTTGGCTACTGAAAGCCCTAAATTTATAGGTTTAATGTTTATCATGTGTTTCTGTTTAAGTTTTGTTGTACTCTAAAATAATCCCATCTTGGTCTTGGCTCTCCGCCTGCGCTTGCTACCTTAACAATGCCCAAATACAATGCTGCGTGATTTGTCGCTGTGATTTTTGTGGATGGTGTTCCCGTACCTTGCGAAACCCCGTTAATCCAAAACTCACAGGCGTGTGTTGAAGCGGAAATCTTAAATCTTAGCACAAACCATGTCGAAGTGGCTGTGCCTGAACTCCCATTAATTGTTACTTGGTTTGAGGTCGTTCTATATCTAAAAATCCAATTGCCTGAGTTCACCCCTTGTTGGCGAGTAATTGCTACGCTGTTGTTTGGGTTAGGGTCGTTAAACGAATTGGACAGCCCAAATATATCAAAGAAGTCCTCCGTTCCCGTTTGGGAAATAGACGCCGTTTGAACTATAAAAGTCATGTCCAACTCGCCTGCGTCAACCGTCCATCCCGTCGTCGGTCCAGTATCCATAATTGGGCAGATGTGCGCACGTCCTGAAAAAGCCCCCGAAGAAGTACCAGGACTTGGGTATGCGAATCCGGGTCTTCCCTCTACCATTGTATTTGAGTAGGAAAACCCCGCCCCAGCACCTGAATTGTAAGTGGTTAATCCGTCAGGAATAGCTTGCGCATAGAAGTCCTGCTCATAGACAAAAGAACTTCCAACCGTAGCCAAATTAGTGCCTGCGGTTACGTTAAGTTGGTCTGCTTGTAGTTTAGTTATTGGCATTATTTAAACCCTCCTCCTATCTTTACAAAAGGTGTTGCTTGTTTCCAAACCCCTGAAACCTTTATCCATGTTATTGCTTGTTTCCATGTTCCTGATACTTTGATGTGAAATATTGATGATGTGCTTGGTGCTGACCCAACTATGGGAACTTGTCCTATTTCAATGGTTGCTCCGTCGAATAATCTTCTTGTTGCCATTTTATGATTCGCTTAAAATTAATGCACCTGTTAGTGATGTTGATACTGCAGAAAATACACTAATCGCAAGGCAAGCATTAGGGTCTATTTCTGCCAAAGAACCGATTATGCAACCTGTACTAACTGAATCTAATGGCATTGCACCTGTTGCACTTTCCAATGAAATCATTGCCAAAGGCTTAAATAAACAAACCCCAAAATTGCCTGCCGTTCCTGTTGTCGCAGTAACGGTTACTGATTCAATACTTTCCACACCTGTATCACCTGCTTGTAATGGTATTGGAATTAACAATCCTACTTCTCTATAAAAACCTGCACCAATTGTTGTGGCAGTAGATGTTCTACCACTCACACCCGCTGAATTTGTGTAGCTTATTGTTACCGTTGTAGCTGTGTTTCCTACTTGTGTATAAATTACTATCCCTGCCATAACCCCTTCACCAGATGTATACCTTGTTAATGCTGCGGTTGGAAGGTTGGTTGTTTGAGCTGTTGTTAAAGTAGCATTCAGTCCTCCGCTAACATTTAACAAATCAACTAAAAGCATACCGCCTGCGCCAAATGTTGAAGTATTAAATCTACCGCCCAAAAATGTAAGCCTACCTGAAGAAATTGCAGGAATAGATCCCATTGATTGTGCAGAATCTTTATTAAGAGCAACGCTTGTAGTAGGTACGGCAGGAGCAGGATTAAAAGATTGCCAACTTGCGTTCAATCTCTGAACTCTTGCGATTGTTGTGGATAGCTGAAAATCTGCAACACGATTTTCTTTTAGCTTGTCAACGTATTCGTCAAAGTCTGTTAGTGCCATTATTTTTCTATTGTTGCTAATGAACCAAATAATTCAGGTGCAGTTGCAGCACTTGGAATAAACATTAGTGCTAAACAAGCATTAGGGTCAATAACGGGTATGCCGGGAAGTCCTGTTGTGTAATCTCTCCAACCCATTGTACCAGCTGCACCTACAGGAATCCATGCCAAAGGTTGAGCAATGGTAATCCCAAAGTTTCCAGCCGTTCCCGTAGTAGCGGTTAGTTGTATTTGCTCTATTGCTTGTATTCCACTATCACCCGCTGCTAAAGGTATTCTTTGCATTCTTGATACTTCGCGGAAACCCGTTGCACCTATGTTGATTGTTGATGTTCTACTTCCCGTACCTGCTTGGTTTGTGTAGGTCATTGTGAGAGTGGTGCTTGTTGTTCCTATAACAGTGTAAATCTCATAAAATGCTATGTTACCTGCACCTCCCGTATTACGGGTTAATGCAGGACTTGGAGTTGACCCTTGTATTGTTTGTGCAGTAGTTAAAGTTGCATTTAACCCACCCTCGTGAAATAACCTATCGTACAATAAATACACGCCTGCGGTTAATGGTGTAATAGAT